CTTTTCAGGGCTATCTGGAGTTATTCCTGATAATCCTAAGTGGCTACCATCTAATATCGATATGCTGATGGAGCGCAAAGGACAGTTCTTGCTTTGTGAATGGAAAAGACCTAACGAAGAATTTGGCGGTGGGCAGAAGCTACTTTTAAAGGCTTTGGCTAAACAACCTAACTTTACTGTCTTAATCGTGCAAGGTAATACAGATGGAGAAATGGTAGTAGATAAGTTTTGGCAGGTAGAATTTGACCTGTTAAGACATAGAGGCGATTCTTTACTTGAGCTAAGATTATTCATTAAGAGGTGGTATGAGCAAACTGAGAGCGATAAATAGTCCTTCTAAACAAATAGACGATTGAAGTATACATGACCAAAGCGCAGAAAGAACACTATGACAAAGTTGCAAGACTCGCCTGCATACTATGTAGACATCTCGAATACGGAGAGACCCCTTGTGAAATCCATCATATTAGACGAGCAGGGAAACGAGATACAGCACCAGTTATCGGACTTTGCAGAGAACATCACCGTGGAGATACAGGAATTCATGGACTTGGCAGAAAGGCTTTTGAAAAGAAGTATGGATTGACCGAAGAAGATTTGTTGGAATATACTTTGAACCTACTATGAATATTCACGAGAGATTACTCAATTGGTCATACTATGTCACCATGTGGCTAGAAGACCCATCTCCTAAACAACCATCTACTTGTCGTTCTTTTGAAAAAAATTACAACCCAGAGCTAGGCAATGTCATGGAAGAAGATTATCCTGATATGCCAAGTATTGACTGGAAGGATGGAGAGCTAGTAGAGTCTTGTATGAAAGACCTTCCAGAACACCATAGAAGGGCTTTAAAGGCATTTTATGTAAGCTACCCATACCAGAGTAACCATTCTATCGCCAACTACCTTAGAATTAATGTAAAGAAATTAGAGAATGACCTACAAGAAGCCAGAACAAGAATTAGCAAAGAGCTTAACAGGAAGCTATCAAGAGACAAGACTGTGTGATAACTGTAGGACTAAGAAACCAAAGCACACAGGATACTTCCAAAAATTTAACAATGGTCTCAACCAAAGATGGATTTGTAGGGATTGCAAAGAAAAAGTTGTTGAAAGTTGAAAAATATAGTAAGATTGCCTTGGGAAAGTGTTTCTAGCACTTTTACACGAACACGAGAGTAGTGATTTTAGCCCATTCAATTGGGCATTTTTTTTGGGAATTTTATGGACAAGACAACAATCATGGTAGGTCTTTTAGGTGATAAACCTAAGATGGCTGAGAGCAAAGAGGGTGGACTTCTTGAGAGTGATGTCTCTGCTTGTCCATTGGCAACGCAAGATAAGGTTATAAACGAAGGTAACAAGCGCAAAGCGGTAGTGGTCGCTAACTACACAGATAAGCCAGTAGCTAAGTGTATGGACTGTGAATACTTTGTAACCCCTAAAGAATTGCCTAGCTGTGGTATGGGTAAAGGTATGGGCTTCTGCGACAAGTTTGAATTTATGTGCAGCGAAAAGAATGGCTGTGACGAATTTGAGGTAATGACCGAGGAAGAAGAATATGAAGATGAATGAAAAGAAAGTCGGTAAGGTCATGGGCGAATACAAAGAGGGCAAGCTAAAGATGCGCTCTGGTCAGAAGGTTAAGTCTAGAGACCAAGCCTTAGCAATTGCTATGTCAGAAGCCTCTAAGTCTGCTCGCTACAAGAAATGAAGATTAGAGAAGCTGCCAAGATTCTTGAAAGACTAGGGGTATCTGGCTATAACAAGCCAAAAAGAACTCCGAATCATCCTACTAAAAGCCATGTAGTAGTGGCAAAAGAAGGCTCGACTACCAAGACAATCCGATTTGGTCAGCAAGGGGTATCAGGCTCACCAGCTAAGAAAGGTGAGTCAGATGCTGACAAGGCTCGCAGAAAGTCGTTTAAAGCTCGTCATGCTAAGAATATAGCGAAGGGCAAGATGTCTGCGGCTTTTTGGAGTTCGGCAACTAAATGGTAGTAGTTCACCTAAAGAACTTACAAACACAATGGGACAGTATTGCTGAAAAAGACTTATTTATGAGTCACTTTTACGAATACTTACTAGAATTAGCAGATGAGCTGAATACCGATAATATACAGTTCATAGGCGATAGACCAATACTTCATTAGGACAGGAAATGGCACAAGCACTCTTAGGCGGTTTATTACCTGCCATCTACTCTGGAGCAGACCAGCTCAAGATGGGAGTCTATGGTCTTTTGACTAATCCACAGGAGCAAGCAGAAAGAGCTGCACAAAGCCTATTGCAAAGCAGAGCAGAAAGACAGGCTCTAATGGCTAGAACTTTTGCTAATCCTGAGAGACCATTCCAAGTAACAGACCAAGCTGGTTTGGCTCAATTGGGGACAGATGTCTTAACAGGTGAGCTAGGAATTGCACCTGTAGGTATGTTTATTGGTCAAGGTTCTAAGTTATGGAAACCTGAGATGGCATTTAAAGCTGCCAAGATGGAAAAAGCAGGTAAGTCTCCACAAGAAATTTGGAAAGAAACTGGCACAGTAAAAGCTCCTGATGGTCAATGGAGACAAGAGATTAGTGATGCTAGTTCAGAAATAAATAAATTACCCCTACAAGACTCTTGGGAAAACTTTTCAAGAAAAGCTGAAATTGCTAAATATGGCAGTAGAGGTGCTGATGTAGGCAAAATGTCTAATAAAGAGTTTAAAGAGTTTCAAAAGTTTAGAGACGATTTGCAACAAGAATTTAATACTTTAACAAAAAGAGAAGCTCCATTGTCTGATGTTTTGGCTCATAAAGAGTTATATGAAGCATACCCAGATATTGCAAAACTAAACACTATGCAAGATAAAAGCATGGGCTTAGAAGGCGAGTTAAATCCTTTTGGAATTAAATATGGGGATGTTTCAAACAAAGATAATCTAAGAGGATTATTCTTGCATGAAGGTCAGCATGGTATTCAGATAAATGAAGGATGGGCTTTAGGTGGCTCTCCTAAGAACTACACTCAACAGGCTGAGGCAGAATTAGCAAAAAAAGCATTGTTGATGAGAAGTGAGATTGATGCAATGCCAAGCTCAATACCTTTTGATGAAAGAGCTAAAACAGTCAAGGAGTTATTTGAAAAACTAGACCAAACACCAATTGATAAAAAAACAATGGATTTGGTAAAGGATTACACAGATAACCCAAGCTCACAGTTAGAAGAAATAGCTAACTTTTATGGACTAAACAGAAGAAGCTCTGCTATGTCACCAGATGATATTTATAAGAGATTGTTTGGAGAGGCTGAAGCTAGACTAACTCAAAACAGAATGGATTTAACTCCAGAGCAAAGATTAGAGTATTTCCCATATAACCAAGGTCAATATGGATTAGATGTTCCATTGAATGAGGTCATTGTAAGAGGTTTGCTAGATAAGTAAAACTGTTGTATATTTGCAACATCATCAACCAACACCCTCAGAGGATTGGAATGGAAAACAGTAGCGAAAACAACAACAATATCGGAAACTTTGATATTTTAGAGGAAGATAAATCAAACAGAGGTGGTTTACGAGCTGGAGCTGGTAGACCAAAAGGCTCTACAAATAAGATTCCTCGTGTAGCAAAAGAAAACATCATTCAAGCCTTTGAAGAACTTGGTGGTGTAGATGGCTTAGTAAACTGGGCTAAGACAGACCCTAAAAATCAGGGCGATTTCTACAAGATATACGGAAGGCTTTTACCAATTGAGAACAATATCTCAGGTGGTGAGGGTGAACCTGTCAAGATGGTGATTTCTTGGGAGAAGTAGAAGAAATCCAATATAGGGAAGTTCAAGTAAAGATTCCTTATAAACCGAGAGAGCCACAGCTTCAGATACATGACCTGATGGAAAGGCATAGATTTGGAGTTGTAGTAGCTCACCGAAGAATGGGTAAGACTGTTAGTGCGATTAATCACCTGATTATGAGTGCTATGAACAATACTAAAGAAGCTCCAAGATATGCTTATATTGCTCCTACTTATGGACAAGCAAAGCGAGTAGCTTGGGATTACCTTTGTAAGTATGCAAGACCGCTAGGTGGCACAGAGAATATCTCTGAGTTGCGAGTAGACTTCATGGGTAGAAGAATCCAGTTATATGGCTCTGATAACCCAGATTCACTCCGAGGGCAATACTTTGATGGGGTAATCTTAGACGAAATTGGTGACCAAAACCCTAAGATTTGGACTGAGATTCTAAGACCTGCACTAGCCGACAGATTAGGCTGGTGTTTGTTCATTGGAACACCAAAGGGACAGAACCACTTTAAAGACCTAAGAGACCGAGCAGAAGATACTCCTGAGTGGGGACTGTTAGAGTTCAAAGCAAGCGAGACAAAACTAGTTCCAGAGTCAGAGCTGAAAGCAGCTAGGGCTGAGATGGGCGAGGACAAGTATCAGCAAGAGTTCGAGTGTAGTTTCCATGCTGCTGTAGAGGGCAGTTACTATGGCAAGCTGATG